CTTGGTAATGATATTGTTTCAACAAATGAATTTGCAGAGTTTCTAATTTCAACTTTATATTCTTTAAAATCATCATCAAAATTAAAGTCCCCAGAATAAAATATTGCCATATAGGAGTTTTGTACTCCGTCTGGGTTAGTTTTTACATCTCCGCTTAAAAATAATTCTGGAGCATTAATTGTATCAGATATTGATAAAGGATTATTTACATCTATTGCATCACCTATATTTCCAGCATGATCAACAGCTCTAATATGAAATTCTCCGTCTCTCGAAAGTGTTGCAGGGTATGATCTTCCTCCGTATTGATTTACTGGATAAACAGCGAAGTTTGTATCTGTTTTTATTAGAAAGTCGGAATCTAAAGGTAAGGGTGTGCTGTCTTTACTTCCTGTATATATCCTTAAGTGGTTTAAATCTTTATCTGATGGATTAACCCAATTAAAATGAATGTTATCAAAAATTTTCTGAACTGTAAAATTAGAGCACGGCCCAGGAGGAGTTGTGTCGCTTTCAGCCTGAAAGAACATAATTTTTTCAGGACTCCTTCCAAAACTATTTGCTTCACACCATCTTAATTCATAAAAGGCAGAAGGGTTAGGTAGCTCAAACTCTCCAGATAAAACCCCTCCCGTAATCAAGCAGTTATCATTATTAAGATCGCCATACGGATTTCCAAAAACATCACATCCAGATATTTTTAGATCAGCCGCATCCAGCATTATTCTGGATCTTTTGAAATTTACTTCGTCTCTAAATTCTCCTTCTTGATAATTAGTAAGAGACAATCCTTTATTTTGTTCTCCCCCAATAGTAGCTTTATTATCTATAGAAATTCCTTGAGGGTTATCATATAAAACTTTATAATCCCCGCATTCTTGAGATCCTGATATTAAAAACTGACCGTTTTGTAGTATATTTTCTCCATTATCTATAGTTGACAGTAAATTTGCATAGTAAACTGAATCAACTTCACGAACTCTTATTTCATATCTGCCATCAACAGCATCTCCGTTAGAATAATATTTTTGATTTTCTGCTGTATTATGAAAATAATAGGAAACTCTTGATCTTAATTGACCTTCTGTATTAACAAAACCAGACGGTTTAATTATTAAATCTACAGTATTTTCTTCTGGATAACCAAAAACAGGAAGCTGTGGTATTATCTCGCCTTCAGGTAATGGGTCAAAAGTTACGGGATCATCAACTGGATCTCTAGGCTCTCTTATTGGTTCACTTGGAAAAGTTGGATCTGTATATACAGTTGACGGTAAGTCGGTTCTATCAAATTTTCCAGAATTATATTCAACACCAATAACGGAAAACATTCCATCATCAAGCTCCTGTTTTTTTAATAAAGAATAATCTTTTTCTGTGAACTCGCCGCTTTGGTGTCCATCACCTGACCCATGCAATATATAAATTGAACCATCTAAAATTTTATCTGTTACATTTTTTCTTTCAGCCCCATTTCTTAAATTATTTAAAATGCCGCTATTTAAGAAATAGTCATTTAAAGTTTTAAAACCTCCCGCCGCACTTATTTTTGAGCCTGTGACAGTTTCTTTTAATATTAGATCTTCTAATTCATGTGTTAGAATTTTGGCTCCAGAAGGAGTATTTTCTATATAATTATTTAAGTTTGTGTTGCTTGATGACGAAGAATCTAATGGTATCTCAACCAAACTTCCTCTAGTTCCATCGTCAGCAGAACCAATATTTAATCCATTTCTATGTACAAATTCTTTAAATTGCTGAGTGTCTTCATCAAAATCTCTACCAGGAATAAGAAAACTTATGCTTGAAAAATTATAATTACCCGTGTCTAGATTTTGGTCTAATAAAATATAATTGTCGCTTACTGTATTGTTGTCCCCAACTACTTCCTTTACTCTTCCTCCAGACTTTATTCCGTTTCTTAATTGATCTGATATAGAAAATACATCTCCAGGCTGCAAATAGTGCGCACTTTTATCTGTAACAAAAGAAACCGTTTCTTCTTCTAAAGTTGATGTTAATAATATCCATCTACCAAGTCTTAAAGCTTGATCTCTAGAAGTGCAACCAACGGCACTTATTTCTTTTAATATTAGTCCATACCTTATTATGCCCTCTGCATCTTCTACATATTCATATTTAGGCAAGAAAGAATCATCTTTGTCTTTGTATGCAACTTTTATAGCGGTAAACCTAGCTTGTTTTGCGGCTCCTACATAATTAAATATTCCATCTTTTACATTGTCATTATTAAATTTGAATAATGATTCCTTTGGAGAATTCATTGATACAAATATTTCATTTGCATTAAAGTATGCGATTCCTCGAAATATGGAAGCTATTTCGTTTAAAGCCTTTATGGCTTCCATTGCATTTTGGAAATATATATTACATGTAAATCTTCTTTCTTTTACAAATTTTTGAGTTTTACCTGCTTTTGAAGTTTCTACAAGTTGATCGCAGTATTTTGCAATTTTATATAATTGCCATTTATCGATTTTTACATCTTTTACATATTCGCCTACTCCGTAAATATCATTCGTTATTAAGTCGTAAAATATCCAAGCAGGATTATCAGTCCATTCTAGTTCGTGTTTAAAAGATCCGTTCCAATTTCCAACATGCCTATCTTCTCTAACTGGCCCATCAACACCCTCACCTAAATCTTCGTAGTTACTAGGAACCCTTACTTTTTTTAATTTTAAATCAAATGTTCTCGTCGGTATGTTGCCTAAATTATCTGCGGTAAAAATTGTACCTACATATGCTGAATGTGGATAAGATAGATTTGAAGTTGTTATCTCAGTAACACTAGCAAAATCTGCAGAAAAATTTTGTTTAAAGTTTTCTCTTTCAGGAGTTAAATTTTCTATGTATATTTTTCTAGGTCTTTTTCCGTTTAAATCTTTTAACTTAAAAAATATATCTTCTCTATAAGGAGAAGAAGCGATGCCAGATACTTTTAAGAATACATTATGGCTATTAATTCCATCATCATTTATTCCGCTTACAACTCTTCCAGGCATTGTCCTGTGATGAACTCCTGTGATATCTCCCCATATATGAAATGTACCCACATTTGCAGTTTGTTCTCCGTCGGAATTTATTAAATAACATTGATTTATCGCGATAGTTAGACCTATCCAGTCAACATCTTCATCTTGAACCGAATGAGATCCAATATAAAATTTATTAACTGTAGTGGCTCCTAATTTTTTTGAATTATATAAAGCTGTTCCTTTGTTTAATGTTTTTGATGTGTAAGAAAAATCTTCCAGCCAGTAAAAATTATCATCTGCTACTTTACTAGATGTTCCTTGTCCAGTAAAAAATCCAGATTGACCAACTTCTCCATTTTTATAAGCTACAGATATATTTCTATAATTAAGCTGCCCATCATTAGACCCTATGTCTGTAGTCATTACAGGAACATCATTTATATATATTCCTTTTAGAATTTCAGCTCCAGAAACAAGTTTTCCTGTGTAATCAACGAAACCCTCAATTGGTCCTTCAGAAACTAAATCAACAGCTTTAAAAAAAGAATTCGACTGCAGTAATTCTCTATCTCTATCAGATACATTAAATGCACCAGTAATTTCTCTAAGAAATATCTTAGGTTTAGAATTCTTTGCTGGTGAAAATATATTTATCGCCATTATGAAATAACCCTTTCTGCTCCTACCACTGTAGTTGCAACTTCTTTTGGCCCTTTACTTCCAGCATCAGAATCTGTGTTTGTTTCAAAACTCACTTGCTCGTAATTAACCATCCTACAATTAAGAACTGACGATGACACAACATGACTTCCTATTCTTAATCTACCGTATCCTACTGGAACCCTTGCTCCTTGAATTACATTATTGGTTGGGTTTGAGAATATAAAAGATGATGACGATTTTAGTGAATCCTCTTGCTGGGGGGTTGGATTTTCGGGCTCATCCATTAGTGAGGATATAACGCCTTGAATTAATAAAGCCGCCCCGACCTCAAAAAGAACATCGCCCACAAACCCTAACATATTCCCCCACACAGTACCTTCAAACAAATTATTTCCTAACCAACTAAGCCCCCATCCAGTTATCAATCCAGCTCCTCCATAAGCCATCATTTCTTGAGCGAGTGTCAGGCCAGAACCAGCCATTACTGGCATTACAAGCATTTTCTTTTTAGAATTTATTTCGATATCTAACTCCTTTGAACTAACAGGTTTTTTATCGACCCATATTCTATATTTAATATTCTCTCTTTCTTTTTCTGCTAAATATTTTATAAACCCATCGTTATTTGCATCTAATGCTTTAAAAACATCCATGGGGGTATCTGCATCAAATTGCCACTTCTTTCCGAATTTCTTACCTAAATTTCCTACTAAAAATACCTCGATCATTTATATCCCCTTGTAAATATTACACTATTTTGAAAAAGTTTTTAATATCTTTATCTCTTTTTGCAAAATTTGGTATATATGTATTAAATTTTTTTGTTTTCAAACTATAAACAATATATGGAGCAATTAATTCTTCGGAATGTTTTATATCTGTATCTGAAAATTTTTCGTCCTGATCTATATGAGAATGGAAAACAGCCAATATCTTTCCGTTTTTTATTAGATTAACTTGATCGCTTAATTTTATTTCAAAATTTTTTTCTGGATTAGTTGATGCATTTTCGCATTCAATCACCCTATCTCCACTTTTATGCTTTAGTATGACGCCACAAGATTCTATTCGTTTATTCTTTTGACAAATTTCTTTTATTAAATTTTCAATATTTTTATTCATCAAAAAAGTCTACTACCAGGAAATCCGCCGAATGGAAGATGGTCATCTTCTTCTCCAGTAAATCTCAACTTGCAACCTCTTAAAGATTTAGAACAAGAATCTTGAGCCCAAAGAGAACTATTTATACTGGGTTTTTTATCTTCGGATGATGTATGATTTGATATGCAAACAAAAACGACATTTCTAGATGAATTACCCTCTCTTACGGAAATAGATACAAAATCATTCTTTGCATATGCTACTCCTTCTGCCCATACGCCTCTATTATTAAGTGCTCCAGTAAACTTTACATCATTTGAGTCTGCACAAGGAACTCCAGAGTACTTACAGCCATTACCTCTATACTTCCAGACGCAATAATTGTTTATAATTTGCCTATTTGGAATTACGGCATTTTCTAGATCCAAAGGGCTTGATAATTCATATTTTATTAAATTTTTATTTTCTGTAACCTTTTGGTTTATTACCCACTCTTCGTCTCTTAATTTTGACAAAGGGTCAGGGTTTATTCCCATACTCCTCCAGTAATCTTGATCCCCTGAATAATTTAAGAAGTTAACTTCGTCAATAAACCTTATAAAGGTTTTAATTCTCCTTACTTTTGCTCCAAGTAAATCGTCTTTATCTTTTATATATCTAGAGAAAAATCCTTGAAAATTAATTAATGAAAGAGATGGCCTAGACATCTTCCCATCAGATCTTACCCCAAAGTCTTCTTCGAGAAATGGAACATAAAAATACTCTTTAGCATCAAAGAATAAAGATCTTGTATAGTTATTTACTCCTCCATGAAATCTAATTACATCACTAGTATTTGCAATATCATATATTTCAAAAAATACTATTTCAGCGGAAGGGTTTTGAGAAAAAATTTCTCTATTTATACATTCCGTTTTATTGTAATCGTGAGCTCCCATTATATATGATAAATTAGCAGTTACCTTTTTCCAGCCTTCTTCTTATCGGAGATTCCTGTATAGTAACCGTAACAGAATGAGACCCTTTGTATAAATAAGTGTGGCTAATTCTATCACATATAAATTCTGCGGTCTTAGGATCTGGATTTTTATATGTAAAAGAAAATGACTCTTGTCCCATTTTAAAAAGAAAAAAGGCTAATATTTTCAATAATTTTTCGTCATCTATATTTTCAAAATTTAGAGATGTTAAATCTTTCTGAGAATTTATTCCATCATTCCCTCTTTGAAATCTTATTCTTGGGTCTTGAAAATTTAAGTTTCTAGTTTCTATGTCCCTTGAAATTGAATAAGAAGGCATTATATCCAAAACATATTTTTTCCTATATTCTTCAATTATGTCTTTTTTGGCTTGAGGCATCGATTCTACTTTTAGTATATTTTTAATATTTAATATAGAAAAATCCTGATTTACAAACTGAGCAGCTATTGATGTTGATCCTTCATATTCATTTTCATTACTAAAACTAAAACAAGAAAAGTCTTGTATGAAATAAGGGCTTATTGAATAAAGTGATTGGTATGCATTTGCTGATGATAAGCCAGATCTTTCTTTTGTTTGAAATGGAAATTGCTTATACCCATCTCGATCTCTTAAGTATTGAATTATCCTTTGTGCCTCAGAGTCGCTTCTGTATTGAAAATTTAAATTAAAAGATGCGATAATATTATTCATGGCTGAAGGATGAACATATAAATAGCCGTTTCCATAATCAGAATTCATACCTTCAAAAACAAAATCAACAGAAGAGCCATAAGACGGAATAAAATTAAAAGGATCTTCAAACTCAAAGTTTAGTAGATTACTATTAACTTTTGAGCCTGAAATAAAATCTTGATATGTATTATATTTTCCTACTCCAGCATTCGTAGCTTCGCTATAATAATCTTTTTCAAGATTCCAAAAATTTCCAGAATTAAATGTCATCTTATAACCTCAAAAATTTCTATATTTCCATTAACTAATCCACCTTTTGATACTGATAAATTTTGGTTTTTAATAATTCCATTACATGTTATCAGTTGACCTCTAGATAAATTATTATTTGTTTCTGGCTGTATTTCTATTTGAGCAAAATCTTGCCCTGAGAAATTTATTACTTTACCAATATCTTCTCCATTCATGGATATTTCTTTTACAACACTACCAAGCCTAACATCCTGAGGAAATTCCTCTCCTATGACATAGTTTGGAAAACGTTCAGAGGTTACAGTATAATCTATTCTTTGGGGATTATCCATTCCTAGATTTGTATAATTTATATTAGTAAGCGATGTATGAGCTCCATTTGCAAGATTTAATTTTCCTGATCCAAATTGACCTGTTGATAATAAATCTTGATACCCGCTATAAATATTAAAATCAGCTTTAAATGTTACTGGCATATACGGCTCTATGTTTATGCTATAATTTGTGAGATATGCTCCTGAGAAATTTATTCCCCCAAAAGATCCAGTGCAAGAAATGTCTCCAGTAAGATTTGATATTACATCACTTTCTCCAGTTACATAATATTCGAAAGAAACTGAAGCGGACAATTCGGATGGAGCCTGATATGTTTCTACATCGCCTCCATAGACAACATTAGCTTTTGTTGATGAATTAGATGATAACGATGCATTTAATGCAAATATTTTCTCTTCATTTATAGAGACAATGCATTCATTATATTTTACATATTTCGCCATATCAACTTAGCTTTTTATAAGTTATTAAAGGTGAGTTGTTAGAACTCATTGCATATTCCAACCTTACTCTTGTGTTATTTTCGGTATCTGCGGAAAAACTTTCACCCACTAAATGGAATTTTTTAAAATCATATTCTATATATTTTCCAGTATCACAAGCATCTTTTACAGAAACAGTTATATTTCTTTGATGTATTCCTGTTTTAATATAATCATATATGTTTTTTGTTTCATAATCATCAACATCCATTTCTACTGAAAAAGAATTACTAATCGGTTGAATATATGAAACCTCACAAGGATATATAGATCCTATTTTATATATAGGCTGTCTTTTAGGAGAAATTGAAAAAGAAAAACTTAAAACTCGATTTGTTTCTCTTCCATCACAATTCAATGATATTCCACTTGTTGATGGTATAAACATTCCCGTTTGACTTCCTTCGCTTGTAGATCTTATTGCACTTGGTCCGATCTCTCCATATACAGAAATGTCAATACTTGTTTGTGGAATTTGATTGACTCCAAAACTAACAGAATAAGAATTTAAATAACCACTTTCAAAGTTTAAAAATTTTCCATTATATTCTATGCCACCATTAAATCCAGTGTCTGCGATTAAATTTGTAATCGGCTCATCGCTTGTTACCATTGCTCGATTTATATTAAATGTCGCCGAGCCAGGGGCATTCTGTATTAAATCTGGATCTCCTGCATATCCTAGAAATGTATTTTCTTGATATTGGATACTATAACTTCCGTCTATAGACGAAACTCCTGACATTTGAATTCCATCTATATAAAAGTTATGATCTTCACTATATAATAAATCTTTCATTACCTAAGAGATCCACCGACTCTCTTTTCCTTTTGTATAACATCCATAACTGCAGCTTTTACTTTTGATGCAAATTCTTTTGTATCTAAGTTTGATGATGTTTGGCTTACCCCGCCTTGATTATCTACATTTATGCTAATTTTTACATTATTACTAACCGACCCTCCTGAAGCTTGATTGCCACCAGAAAATGTTCCATTATTTATGCTTCCCATCATTTGAGAGCCATAAGTTTTTACTGCTTCTGGACTCATCACATATTCTCCTCCAGTCAGCATTGCTGGAACTTGTCCACCCTTATTAAAAGATACTTTATAATCTGTTTGATTTCCTGTTATTCTATGCTGAACATCTTGAGTCCTTAAGTACTGACTCATTTCATTAGCTTGCCATCCTTGTCCTTGGAAATAATCTATATCCCTCCTTATTCCAGCTCTTTCAGCTCCGCTTTGTTGGTATGAGGCCCTACCTTTAGTGTAATCATATTTTCCAGACTTTTCTAATTTTTTATTAAAAGCTTTAGCTTCTTTTTTTGCAGCTCTATTTTTCGCAAAATCAGTACCTTTATACCAATCCATTGCTTTTCCGATAAGAACTCCGCCAGCTATACCTGCAACAGCCCCAAGTATTGCATTTCTTCGAGCTTTTTTAGCTTCTGCTTTAGCTTCTTTTCTGGCTTTTTCTTGCTCTTTTGTTGCTAAATCTTCTCTGAATTGTTTTTGTTGTTCTCCGAAAAATTCTAAAATTTTTCTATCGTTTGCTCTCGCAAATCCAGTTAATCTTGAATCAATTCCAATTTCTTTAGATAAAGTTTTATATCTTTTTACATTTCCATATTCATTTTTGTCGTAATAAGCTTCTCTTTCAGCTGCCTTTGGAGCTGCTATATTCATATCCACTGCTCCGCCTTTCGCAAAAGCGGGCATTGCTCCTTGGTTGATCCTGCTAAGCATCCCTGTTCCGTATTTTTGTACAGCACTTTTTCTTATTACATATTCTCCGCCAGTCAACAATGCGGGGACATCATCTCTCACTCCGCTACCACCCCTTACCATTCCTCCTGAATTTAATTCAAGATCAAAAAGTCCACCAAGAGAGCCCGTTATTCTATTAGCGGCACTTTGAAGAAATGCTTTTTGTATCATTTGTAAGAATGAAACACCTATATCTTTCAATCTGTCCCTAAGATTATCTGCTCCATTAAGCGCGGCTTGCATCGCATCAACCATTCCATCCCTAAATGCAAAAGGTAAATCTCTTCCTAATCTTGTATATATTTGTTCGGATTCAGCTTCCAGATCAGCGAACCCTTGCTCAAGTCCTAACCCTAAATTTGTTGGTATTTCTTGAGTCACTCCACCATCTCTTGCGGTAGTTCTTTGCATTTGAAGAGTTAAATCTACCATAGATCTATTTAAAGTTGAAAGTTTGTCTGTTTGAATTCTGGTTAATCTATTTCTCTCTTCATCAGTTATATTCGTGTCTCTTCCAATTCTCGCAACTTCTTGCCTTGCAGCATCCGCTTGTTTTTGAAATTCCACGAGCTGATCTCTTTGTGTTTGTGTTCCAATCGTTTCACTTCTAGCAGCTACTTTTGCCGCAGCTCTCTGTGCATTTGTTGCAGTTGGATCTTGCATTAAGGTCTGGAATTTTACTTCTCTACTATCTTGCTCTAATACATTACTAAGAGTATTACTTGCAGCCCTTTGTCTAATATCCAAGCTATTCAGCTCTCTTAATCCTCTAAATGTTCCCATGGATTCATCCATGAATTGTAATGTTTTAGTAAATTCTACAAATTTATCTTGAAATTGTTTAAGTCTTTGACTTTCGGCAAAATTTAACAATTCTTGACCACTAGCAGTTATTGTTTCAAGTAAGCTATCTAAAGTATTAACTGTTTCATCACTTATACCATCTGTATTTTTAAGATCTGATATTCTTGTTCTTAGTTTTTCTATATCACTAACGCTAAAGCCTAATTCATTTATTGCCTTTAGAGCTTGTTCGGTTGTTGTTATAGTAATATCACCCAAACCTTCTAATTTTTCTAGAAGATCGGGGGTTGAAGCGGTTACTTTTACAGCATTCCCTCTAATATCTTCTATTTTAGATATTTTCCCTTCTATACTTTTAGTCAAATTTTCAATCTCTTGATTTTTTACATCTAAGTCTGTTTTGTATTTTTCAACATTAGCAGAGCTCATGTCTATCGTTTTTTGAACGAATTTTTGCAGTGCTTCTATTTGCTCTTTATCTGCTCCTGTTACTTTCTTTAGGGTTTCTTGGATTTGTTCTTGGGCACTTGAATAATTTTCTTCTCCAGTTGCGAAATCCATTGTAGGAATAATGCTGGCTGAAATTCCCGATAATAATCTATCCAAATATTCCTTATCAGATTCAACTCTAGAACTTTTCTTTTTGTACGGAACAGATCCTTCTCCCATTGCCTCTAAGTCAGCTGGCTTTAGTGTATTTTCTACTCGATTTAATATTGAGGAGTTCTTAAGGCGATTTCCTATGTTAGCTAATTCTATATTACTATTGATTGTGGAAATTTCACTTTCTAGCGCTGCTACTCTACCCCTGTCGGTTTTAATTCCTTTATTCAAGCTATCTACAAGCATCTGTGATGGTCGAGCTAATCCTTTGGCTACAGTTACGGGGCCTCCTGCTCCTGCTCCGCCCGAAGATCCAGGAACTGAGACTGTAGTATTGCTCGTTTGGCCCGTTCCCATCATTGCATCTTGCATTTCTTTTGTTTGACCCGCAAGATTATTCAATGCAAATATTAATTTCTGTTCGCTTAAAAGTCTTCTAGCATCTGCCTTTAATCTTGTAATTGCTTCATCTTTTCTCGCTTTTAATTCTTCTTGAAAAAGATCTTCCTGTAACTTTATCTGCCTTGATCGCTCTTCTTTATCAGTCCTAGATCCCCTAAATGTATCACTAGATTCAAAAGAAATTCCAGAAATTCTTCTTTGTGAGGCGGCTAGTCTTCCAGCAAGTCTAGTATTATCTCTTTGACTTTCTAATGCGGAAGCTGAAGCGGTTTTACCAAGTAAGTCATTAATTTTTCCCTGTATAGCAGTTTGAGCCTCTTGAAGCTTTAATGCTTGTCTGTCAGCATTTATTTGTTCAATTAAAATATCTCTTCTATCTTGAGATTTATCTAAAATATCCTGAAGAACTTCTCTTCCTTCCTCTGATATTTCTTTTTCGAAATCAATTCGCCCCAAATTTTGTCCTGATAAAATGCCAGCTCTATCAGTTTTTATTAATCGTTCTAGTTGAGCTAAAGCGGCAGGGTCGTTGGTTCCTAAAAGACCTTCAATTTCAGCTCTGCTTTGGGCAGTATTTTTTTCTAATAATTTTTCAAACCTTTCTAAATTATCTTTCCTTTGGTCAAATTCTAGACCTCCAAAAACATTCATTGAACCAGATATTTTTCTTCTATCTATTTGTGACTGTAGCGCTTCAGCTCCTCCTTCAGCAACAGATTCGATTAATCCTAATGTCATATTAGGAGTAAAGCTTAATGTTTTTCCTGCCATTTTTGTGGATGTCAGTAATTGAGCTGATTCGTTTGCTTCAAAACTTCTAGTCCTAAAACCTAGCCCCTGATTAAATAAATCTATTCTACTTCTAGCTGTATTTAATCTTGATGACGGAGTATTATTAGAAAACCTTGAAGAAAAATCTAAAATGGATCCTGTGGTAGAAAGACGAGAAGCTCCTCTTATTTTTTGTATTTCAGAATCTTTTCTTAATCCCGCAATAGTTTGCTTAAAAGCTTTTTCTAAATTAAAAGTCTGCTGTCCGAGTATTGCATTTGCTTTACTTACTTTGTCAAAATTATCAATTTGTTTTTCTAGTTCTTTTCCTAATTGTTCAAAAGTTATTATTCCTGCATTAAATGATGCACTTAAAGCTTCAAATTGACCCTGTGTAATGATAGTTGCATCTCTTAGTT